TCAGATCACGCATTGGCCCGCTCCTGTCCAGGTCTCACACGGGCAATCGTGCATCCACGTCGCGGGGTCTTTCGTCAGGTCGTAATCGCGCAGGCGCGGGACGCCGCGCCCCGTGTACGGCGGCACGTCGCCGTTGCGGCCGGGGAAATTGCGGTATGGCTTGCTCGATCCGTCGAGGTTCAAGTCGACCGCGACCCAGGCTGCCTCACCCTTGCACGCCGGGAAGTTGCCGAGCGAGCAGTGGCAGATGTGGCCCGTGCAGCAAGCCGACCCCGCCCACGCCGAGAAACAGCCGCTCACGGCATCCACGTATTGCGCGCAAAGCGGCTCGCCATTCGCGCCGTGGTAGCCGTAGCCGGGAATCTCCGGCGGCAGCGCCAGTGTGTCTCCGAACGAGCAGTCCGAGCTGCAGCCGGGCATGCCGTCGCAGCCGCTGTACCAACTCGGCACGAGGCCGCGCCAGTAGATGCCCGTGACCTCGTGGAACCACAGGCCGTCATCTTCGCCGAGCGGATACAGCGTGCCGCAGCCGAACATGTCGCCCAGACAGTTGCCCGAGAACTCATTGCCTGGCGGACCGGTCGCCTTGAAGAACAGCCCGCCACAGTTTCCGTCGTGACACCATTCGTGATCGAGCCGGTTCTTCTTGAACAGGCCGCCGTGGTTCGCGTCCCAGCCGGCGTTGCACTGGTCCGGTGTGCAGGCGAAGTAGCTCAGCCCCTCGACGCGCCGCACACAGTTGTAGCCGGCGTGCGGATCATCCTCGCACTGCTGTGTTTCCCAGTTGAACGAGCGGCATCCCTGCTCGGTGCGGTGGTAGCCGCAGCCAAACGCGCCCTCGCCGCCGAACTGACCGAGTGGGTCGTAGCCGTCGCAAACCGTGTCCTCCCAGTACTGCCGGTCGCACGGGCAATCCGGGTTGCTCTCGGGCGAGTACTGCGAATAGCCGCTCTTGCGGGCCATCATGTGGCACTTGGCCGAGCCGCAATTCTGCGTGCATTCCTCCCAGGTCGGCGTGCCCCACGGCTCGCAGGTGTCGGGATATTCGGTGTACGAGTTCTCGTAGTCCGGACCCCATTCGTGATACCAAAAGCCGAGAACGTGGTCGTAGGGCCAGCAGACCTCGGAGTTGGCGCAGCACTTCTGACAGCCGACGCGCCACTCCGCGCCGCTCGTTCCGTAGCAATCCGCGTAGTTGAGGGCGTAGTGGTAGCCGCAGTCTCTGCCCATGAACTGGCCGGGCGTGCGCTTGCGGGTGCAGATTGGAATCGTGGACCAGACGCCGTAGTCGATCAGGTAATCAACGGCGTCGACGATTTCCTTGATGTGGACTGCCTCGATCACGTCCCCCGCGCGCAGGCCCCACGACGGATATTTCGCCCAGACCTGCGCCAACTCGTCGTGGTTCGGCTTGTACATGAGGATGAACGTGCCGGGCGCGGTTCCCCACGAATACCCGCCGCCGTAGAACGGGTTATCGAAGTGCGTGTCGTCGGTGTAGAGCATGTTGATGCCGCGCCACGTCTTGCGCGCTGCGGCGCTGCCCCACGCATCGCCCATCGGCGGCTTGTGATTCGGATGGTTGTGCAGCGGGCGCGGGTCCGGCGTCGCGCCGCCGACCAGCCCCTTGCCGCCGGTCATGTAATGCGGGTGGACGTTGCTGCCGCTCCAGCGGAAGCGGATCGGCATCGGGATGCAGCACAACCCCTCGTCGCCGCCACGGAAGCGCGGATTGTGATGAAAAACGTCGCTGCGATCGTCGGTCTCGGCGCAGGTATCGAACTCGCCGCCGCAGCAGTCCCCGCCGAACCATGACAGAATCCAGCGGCACATGTTGATCAGCTCGGGCTGGATCGTCTCGCCGCCGTCGAACTGGTAGAAGTCGGTGCCGTGCCGCACGTTCACGCCGCCATAGTTCTCCAGCATCTCCGGCAGGCCGTAGATGTACGGGTTGAAGTGCGTGAACCACTGCAGGTAGTAGGCCTGCTCGTCGGTCGGCGCGGACTCGCCGCCGGGGTCATACTTGGTGATGTCGGGATCGCCGGGATCAGGATCGTTGTAGAAGTACTTGATGTACCAACGGAACTCGGTCCCGTGCGGCTGCGTTTCCCAGGTCGCGCTGTACGTGTCGCCCGCGGGCGTCATCGTCATCGCGTCCCAGCCGGACCACGAGCTGCCGGGCAGCCGGCGCTTCCACCAGAGCTGAATCGTTGTCGGTGTCGGCACGCCCGCAGGCTTCGTCCAGCGGAACGTGACGGGCTGGCCGTCCTTCTCTTCGTACCCGACGCCGTCCGTGCGCCCGGGCTGCGTCGCGCCGAACCAGCCGTAGCCCTCGGGGTCGAACGGCTCGCTGGCGAAGTCGCGGTTGACGCTGCCGATCGGAAAGTACGTGCGGTCGTGCGTGCCCGTGCTGAATGCCCCGTTTGGGTCGCCAGAGCGGGAGCGAATCGGAACCTCCGGGCGCGGCATCGCGCAGCACGGCGGGTCGTCGCCCAGCGCCGCGTATTCCTTCCCGTCCTCCTGGTAATCCCAGCACTGGCCCTGTTCGTGGCAGCCGAGCGGTCCCATGAGCAGGCGCCGCTCCCACATCTCCGGTCCCCACAGGCAGCGCGGATGCTGGCGGTCGTACCACTGGCGCTTCGGGTTTCCGTTCGGGCGCGAGCCGAATACCGCGTACAGCAGGCCTTCGAGCTTCTCGACGGCTAGAGCGAACTTGCCGCCGAGCGTGTCCTCCCAGTTGATCTCACCCGGACCAGCCGGCGGCGATCCCTTCGGCAGCACTCTGACACCCGGCGGGTGCAGATCGGACCACTTGAGCTGGCCTGGGTATGTGGCGCCGCGCGGGGCGAAGCCTTCCTCGGCGTGTGAATGCGTGCCGTAGATGGCGTGCTGGTCGCTGGTGATGTCGACGAACGCCATCGCTTACACCCCGTCCAGCTGGAACTTGACCTTGCCCGGCACGCGCAACGTGTCGCCGTTCGGCACGCTGGCGGGCGGATTGATCTTCGTGAGCCACATCAACTCGTTCGAACCGCCGACATCGCCGTACACCGCAAGCCAGGCGAACGGGCCGACCGCGCTGCCCGTGGAATTGGTCCACTGCGGCGTGTTGCTCGACTCGACGCGCGGCGGCGGGCCAGCGACGTATGTCCATGAACTGAGCGCGACCGGCGCGAACTGCGCATGGAAGTGCGGCTCGATATCGTCGTAGGTCGTGCGCCGCGTCGGCTTGGGTGCGCCGGACAGGAGCGGCCGGCAGTAGATCGTGTCGTAGCGGCTACCGGTCTTCTGAAAGGCGTACTTGGCTAAGCGCAGCGCGAAGTCGCGCGTGACGCGCGTCCCGAAGATGCGTGCCCTGTACTCGACATGGAGCGTCGTGCCAGGACGAAGCAATACCGGCGCGGCAAACGTCGCGGCGGCGATCAGCTTGCTGTGCGCCGTGTCGATCAGGAAGGCGAGCGTGATGGGGAAGCCGCCCATCTTGCGGAAGTCGCATAGCCAGTCCAGCTCGCCCGTCGCGTCCCACTGGTGCATGTAGGAATGGATGCAGTCCAGCGGGTCGAAGGGGTCGCACTCCTCGTAGCAGCGCTTGCGCGGCCATTGCCACGGGTAGCCGACCTCGGGTTCCCAGTCGTGGCGATTGTTCCACTCGGGCGGCGGCTGCTCGATGATGTCCGGCGTCCAGGGCAGGTTCCACGCCGACGCCGCTTGCGGGGTCCATTCGTGTTCGTTCGGGAACTCCTTCTCCGGCGCGGCCAGCGCGCCGCCATCGGCCTCCAGCGACGCCGTGAACGCGACCGCCTGCCGCGCGTAGCCGAACGAGTTCCGCATCCCCTGCGTGTAGCAGCCGCCCTCGTTCGCGTTCGCGTCGGTGACCTGCGCGAAGGTCAGGTCCGGGCCGGACCCTCCGCCGCCGCCGGGATTGGGCCGGTAGTCGGGATAGCCCGTGTTCACGCCGCAAACGCCGAGCTGGAACGTCATCGCGCTGTCGTGGGGCGGGAAGATCTGGCGAAGCACGTACCGCGCGCCTTCGTTGGCGAGGAAGTTCGGCGCAACGAAGCGGGCCAGCTCCATGCCGGTGTCGCGATCGACCTGTCGCACGACGAACGCGCCCATCAGTACGTCCCCCGGTAGTGCGAGCGCGTGCAGACGAATGCGTCGACCTCGGAGTCCGGCGCGGGAAAGACGATCACGACATCGCCGACGACCAGCGGGTTGACCCACTGACCGCCCGCGCCCTGCTCCTCGAGGTTGAAGACATTGTTGTAGGCCGCGCCGCCGCCAACTTGCGACCACGCGCCGTCTTCATCCATCGTGGCTTCGGCGGCCGCGTACCGGAACGGAGGCGCAATGCCGGACTTCGACGTGATCATCGCGAACGACGCCGACGCGGTTCCGCCGGCACCTCCGCCGCCGATGCGCACAACTGTCCAGGCGATCTGCGGATCAGCGCGATCTTCGACCGGCTCAATCCACAGCAACCCGGCCGTGCCCGACTCAGCGCTTTTGAGCTGCGCGGCTTGCCCGACCTCCACGTCCGCGAACTCGTGCGCTTCGTCGTCCATGCGCACGCGCGCAGGACAGACGCCGTCGAGGCACGCCCGCACGATGGTCTGGTCCGTCGCCGGTTCGAGCAGGATCGCGAACTTACCGGCGTGCGGGCTCGACGGGACGACGCCCTTCAACGCGACGCGCTGCTTGAACTCCTCGGCATTATCGACCGGCTCGATGATCGGGCCGCTGATACCCAGCACGTCGAAACGCCCGCGATCCGCGCCGCTCTCGTTGCGGATCAGGATGATGCCGGTATCGAGCTGATCGCGCTGCGTGGTGCGCTGGGCGCTGCGCTGCCGCTGCTGGAAGTCCCGCGCAGCATCGACAAACGTGTTGAACGTCCCGGCCGGGATGACCAGCGGGTCGCCGCGCTTCACTTTCTGGAGCGTGCTCGCCATCGCTCAAATCCCCAGCGCGTTGAGATCGCCGTACGGATAGACCTGCTCGACGTAAGCCGCCATCGGCTTCTTCACCAGCGCCTTGGCGGCTGCGTCCTCGGCGTCGGCGTAGCGCACCCACAGGTATTCCCAGCCCTTTTTGTTGATGCCGGTGATGTCGCCCACCGACAATCCCGTCACGTTGGGGCTGGATGCGAAGCGGTAGTTGATCTCCCAATCGCCGCTGCCGCGCTTGGTGCCGGCTGCGCCGAGGAAGAGGCATTCGCCCGCGGAAAAACCCTTGAATGCGGAGTTGTTCACGCGGCCCGTCAGCGCAAACAGCGTCAGCTTGTACGCCAGCGTGACGACCGCGTCGGCCAGGTAATGCGTCTCCGCGAAGTGGTACACCGGAACGGTGATGTCCACGCCTTCAACGCTGTCGGCCGTGACGCCGATCGCCCCTTTGAAATCTGGCGCTGTCTGACTTGGCGGCGCGTAGCGGGCGACGTTGGCGAGACTCTGCGTGATGTGTTGCGCGCCGCCGCCGGTGTCGAAGGAGAAGACGCTCTCATTGGTCTGCGGGATTGTGCCGTAACGGACGGTGCCTTCCCACAGCAGATCGCCGACGGGCTGGACCGAGACGCTCTCGCGCGGCAGGAAGATCAGCCCCGAGCCCCAGGGGTCGTACAGGCCCGGTGATGCCACGACCAGCGCGCTGCGGGCCTCGACGTCGTCGTTCGTGCCGCGAATGGCATAGCGCAGCTCCGCCGACGGGTTGGTGCTCGTCGTGATGAGCCGGCTCTCGAACTTTTCGACGACCTCGACGGGCAAGCGGACCTCCTACGCGAACTTCAGGCCGCCCGTGGCCGCCGCGTCGGCCAGGCGCTTCGTGTGCTTGGCGGTTTGCTCGGTCGCGCGGGCGGTGCGCTCTTCCGCGTCGCCAGCTCCCAGGCCCTGTGCGCCGAGCGCGTTGAATGTGCCGGTGACGGAGATCTTCTTGGCCACGAGATCGCCCAAGCCCGCGAGCCGATCCTCCAGTCCATCGAGGGGGTCTTTGATCTTGCGCCGCGGTGGGCCGCCGCCCGCGTCGGCAGCCTCGCGCTTGGCGCGCGCGGCGGCGATCGCCTCGTCGAGCTGCTTGCGGGCGTCGGCCAAGGCACGCTTCGTCTCGGCGACGCGCGAATCGGTTGCGCTGTCGAGCGCCGCCTGGGCCTCATCGAACTGCTTGCCGATCTCGGCCAGCGTCGCCTCGTTGACGGCAGCGGACTGGTTGCGCTCGCTTTGGCGGCGCTGCTCGCGCTCCGTCAGCGCGCCGCTGCGGCGCTGCTCTATGCCCGCGGCCGTATCGGCGAAGTCCTGATCGGCCATCTGCTTGGCGGCCGCCGCCTGCTCGTCGGTGAGGTCGCCGAAGAGATTCATCACGTCGATCCAGCGCTTTGTGAGCCAGTTCTGCACGAGATGCCACGCCTCCTGCACGTCGCTGGTGAAGTTGGTCCAGGTCTTGGAGAGGAAGGCCGTGGTCTCGATCCAGGCGACTTCGAGGGCGTGGAAAACCTGCTGCGCCGCGGCGAGCGCGCCGAACCACATGGCCTGCGCGGTGCCGATGAAGAAGCGCTTGGCCTCGAGCCATGCCCGATTCAGGGCCGCGACGCCTTCCTGCCACGCTAACTTCAGCGCCAGCCAGAGGATTTGTGCCGCGAGGGTGATGTCGCCGGCGGCCAGGGCGTCGGTGATTCCACCTATTACCTTAGATATGCTGTCGCGCAGCCAGGCGAACTGCTCACCCAGCCACGTCAGCGCATCAGCGCCCGCGCCCGTGTACACGAGAATGGCCGTCCCCAGCGCCGCGACGGCAGTGATGGCAAGTCCGATTGGCGAAACCAGCGCGGCGATTGCGCCGCCGATCACGCCGAATGCGGTTCCGATTCCCGTCACAATCGTCGCGAGTCCGCCAAGCGCCGCGCCGAGGCCCGACACGAGGAATCCCAGCGCAACGAGCGCCACGCCGGCGGCGGCCACGCCTGCCGCAACCTGAAACACCGTCACGACGATGGACTTGTTCTGCTTGATCCACTCGCTGAAGGTGACGACGGCGCGGGTTACTTTGCCGGCCAGCTCGGTGATGGTGGGTGCGAGCGCCGAGCCGATCGAAAAGACTGCCTGCTTGATCACCTTCCACAGCGTGTCCAGCGCATCGGCCAGGACCGAAGCATCTTTCGCGGCCTGCGTCGAGATCGTCAGGCCCAGCGCCCGGGCCTGCTCCTGGAACTTCGCCAGGCCCTTCGCGCCGTCGGCAATCAACGGCAGCAGGCGCGTGCCTGATTTGCCAAAGATCTCCATCGCCGCCGCCGCCCGTGCCGTCGGGTCTTCAATCTGGCTGATCCGGTCGGCGAGCAGTTTGAATTGCTGCTCCGGCGAGAGGCCCTTCAGATCGGCGACTGACAGCCCAAGCTGCGCGAGTGCATCGGCGGCGCTCTTCGATCCGTTGACCGCCTCCGAGATCGTTTTTTGCATTTTCCGCAGGCCGGTCTCGAGCGTTTCCATGTCGGCGCCGGCCAGTTCCGCAGCGAATCCCAGCTCCGAGAGCGTCTCGACGCTGACACCGGTGCGGGCCGACATCTCGTCCAGCGAGTCGCCCATATCGGCGAACGTCTTTGCCGTGCCGAACAGCGCCGCGAGAGCCGTCCCGCCGATCGCCGCCAGCTTGGTCCCGATGGAGCGCAGACCTTCGCCGAACGCCTTCAGCCGTTTCTCGGCGGCCTGCAGTCCCTTTGTCAGCTTGTCGGAGACACCCAGCTCGACAAACGCGCGGCCGGCGCGGATGCCCTTCGTGTCGGCCATGCGCTACCCTCCTCGGATCGATCCGGCCCACATTCGTGGGAGCTTCGGCCGCTCCTTCTCGAATGCCGGTCCCATGTACGGCCGCGTCTCGACGCGGGCTTTCTGCGAAACGAGGCGGCCGCGCCGGCGCGTTTTGACCTTCGTCGTGCCCCCGAACTCCAGCACGTTTGGCGCTGTGCTCTTGCGGAAACCCACCGGCCCGACGACGACGCTGTCGCTGGCGCGGTCGTAGCCGAAGAAGATCAACCGGCGCAGCGATCCTTCGTGCGAGTGCGGTGGCCGGCCCGGCGGCGCTGGACCCTTGCGCGTGCGGATACTGTGTTTCGCGGTCGTGCGAATGAACGCGCCGCCCTGCGACAGCACACGGCGCTTCGCATTGCCAACGGCACGGAGCACCGTTGCTCGATCGAAGAACAGGTCCTTGATCTTGAAATCGATCACGTCGACGTTCCGTTGACCTTCGGCAGCTGGCAGCGGATGCGGGCCATCTCGCGGCGATGACTGAGCATCAACGCGAGGATCAGCGTGAGTGCCACGACCAATGTCGCACCGACACCGAACTCGCTGCGGTAGCCCGTGACGTCACGTCCGACGCCCGTAGCCTCGACGTGCGCAGCCAGCGATGTTTCCACCGCTGTCTCGATCTGGTTGCTGAGTTCCGCCTTCACGCCGGCGACGATCTGGCCGCTGAGCTGCTGGACGTCGACGGCGTCCGCGTTGCCGGACGGCTGCGATGCCGGCGCAGAACTCGGCGGCGACAAGTCGAGGCGCGGCTGGGACGTGCTCGCGGCACATCCCAGCAGCGTGCTCGACAGCGCCGCCGCGATCATCAAGCGCGCAATCATGTCAAGGTCCGCCTACGAGCTTGGCCGTGATGAGGCGGCCCCCGGGCGTGGCCGCAACGCCAGTGACCTCGGCGGTGACGGTTTGGCCCAACTTCTCCGCGGCACCCAGAACGATGACGAGCGTGCCGTCGTCGAGCCGCGAGAAGCCCTTGTTCTCGTCGCGATCGACGTCGTAGATGTGCAGCGAGATCGTCGAAGGGCGCGTGGCAGGCGCTTGCGATTGCGTAACACTCGACTGGGGCGCGGGACGGTCCGCTTTGTCACCCACCGCATCGGATGGCTTCGCGCCGTCGCCGGCGTTGTCCTTCGCGTGCGGGCTGCTCTCGGTCTCTTCGCCGCTCACGCTGCTGATCTGCAGTTGGCCGGCGACGCCCTCGACACCGACGCTGGCGCGGCCCTCGATGCCGACGACCCACTTGCCTTCGAAGTTCACGACGTAGGCGGGATTGATGCCCTGCGCGCCGGCCTGGATCGTGAGATGCTCGACGCCCTGCGCCAGGCCCTCTTTGACGGCGGGGATGATGGCCTGGTCGGCCAGTTTGTTGGCGAACGCCTCGATCGGCGGCTGGGGATTGAGACTCGCGCAGCCGAACAGGCAGCCGCCGAACAGCAGCGTGATCAGGTAGGGCGCGAAGCGCGCCAGCGACGTAACGGTGACAGCGTCCATTGCAGTTCCTCCGTGAACTTTTCAGCGCCCGGCCGCAACGCACGGCGGGACTCTTCCATCGATGAACACGTCCTTCAGGATGCCTATGCCAACCGGGATCGGCTTGTCCGGTTTTCGGAACGGGTCGAAGTCAGCCGGTCGGAACGCCTTGGTGCGCTTCGGGTCGCGATGGCAGTTGGCGATCAGCGCCAGCAGCGTCGATGTACGCCGCCACTCATCACGTACGCGGGCTTCGGCCATCACGACCAGCTCGCGCAGCGTCAGCGGGCTGGGGTCGACACCGGCGATTCCGGCGAGTTCCCAGCAGAGCTGCCAAGGGCTTTCTGAATCACGGCGGCCGTGTCGAACGTCTCGACCCGCTGCTCGATCGCTTCCACCGTCGCCTTCACCAGCGCCGCCTGCTTTTCGATCGCCCGCGCCGTGTCGGTCCGGCGCAGCTGGCGGAAAAAACCGGCGAGCTCCTCCCAGAAGGCGTCGTGCGCGGCCATGATCGCGTCGCCGCCCATCGCGCGCCCGAACTCCTCGTCCGAAACGCCGAGCTGCTCGGCCTGCGGCTTGACCAGCGCGAAGATCACGTCGCACAGCAGCACGACGTCCGTCTCCAGCCGCGTGAGCAGGGGCGGATCGCCATCCGTGAGGTTGGCCAGGTTGACGCCTTTGATCAGCCCTTCGACGCGCTTGATGGCGTCGACGGTGATGGTGATCGTCCAGGTGCGCCCGGCATTGTCGTTGAACGTCTTCATGCGCCCTCCGTGGCTTCGTTCGTTGCTCGTTACGCGCTGGTGTAGAGCGCCCCGACTTTCAGGGCCGCGGCGACGGTGCCCGCCTGCGAGGCGATGATGTGCGTGACATTCGCGCCGGCGAGTGGGTTCGCGGCCGTGCCGCCGTTGACCCAGAACCACAGTTCATTCGCTGTCAGATCGACCGAAAGTCGCAGCGTGAGCGACTCATAGAAACTGATGTGCGCCCGCGCCGCGCATAGCGCGCCGATCGCAACCAGCAGGTTGCCGACGAAGTCGGTGTCAATCGTCTGCTGCTTCGTCATGGTCAGGGCCGTGCCTTGGACCGGAAGGTTGTCGCCCGTACCGCCTGAGAAGGTCACGTCGTTGCCCGCGACGGACGTCGCGTTGACGTTGTAGCGCCGGCCGCCGGTCCAATACACGTCGACTACATTCCCACCGGCGATGCTGTGGCCGGCTTCGAGTGTCGCGATCCCCGACGTGTTGTCGGTGCGCGTCGTCAGCGTGCCGGTCTTGGCGGGATTGATCGAAACGTCGTGCGAGATCTGGCCTGAGGCCGTGCGGCTGAAGCTGGAATTCACAGCCATGCCGCCGATATCGCCGCTGACTGTCAGGTTGCTGGTGGGCACGTCTGCTCCTCCGCGCTACGCGCTAAATCCAGCTCGGCGGCGTGGTGGAATAGGTCACCTTCGCCGTCACCGAGACGGAGATCGCTTCCTCCAGCGGCTCACTGCGCGAGAACTGCGTGATCATGAAGTCGGCCTGGAGACCTTGACCGCCCGCGCCGTCACGCACCTGGAAACCGATCGGAGCGTTGGTCAGGTAGGCGTTCTTGATCGCGGTGAAGCCGGCGTCCGCAGTATCCCAGACCATCTCGAATTCGACGGAGGCGTCTTTCAGCGTGGCGACCGTGGCGCGCCAGCCGCTGTTCGCGCGGGTCGTCACGTCGGCTTCACCGGTCTCCAGCGAGAGCGTCACGTCGCGGACGTTGGTCAGCTCGGTCCACGCGCCGCCGCCCGACTGGCCGCCGACCTTGTAGTAAATCTTGGCTTCCATGCCGAGCTTGATGGGCATCGCGCAGCCTCCTTACCGCGTGTAACCGACGACGAGCAGCAGGTGTCCCGCAGCTCCTTGGACCTCGAATTCCGTGATGTCCACGCCCTCGAACATCGCCGCTGCGCCCGGCGGCCAGGACACCGGCGTTCCGCCACGGAACCGCACGTTGACGCTGCCGGAGTTCTTCGAGCCGGCGATGATCGTCATGTTCATGACCGTCGATACGTCAGCGAGCTTCACATACGAGCCCGAGCCGAGGTTGAACGACTTCATGTAGACATTCGCTGGCATCGCTCACCCAATCTCGCCGCCGCCAGGTTCAACTCCGCCGCTGATCGGCGCAGACTGAGCCGGCAAATAGATGCGCGCTGACGAGCCTTCACCGGCTCTCCCGCGCGGGTCACGGCCTGGCGCAAACCCAGCGATCAGCAATGAGTGGCCGGCGTTGCCTTGGACCTCAAGCTCGGCCATGTCCACCGACTCGAACGGCGCTGCCGCTCCCGGCGGCCATTCCGCGGGTACGCCCTGACGAAACCGCAGGTTGATGTTGCCCGTGTTCTTCGGGTCCGCGATCAACGTGAACTGCGCGACCGTGGACTTGCCGCCGAGAGGCGTCCATGCCGGGCCGCCCAACGCGATCGTCTGGATCACAGTGTTCGCGGGCATGGCCTACCTCCGCACCCGATACGTGACCGTGAGCACGCTCGTAAACACGCGCTGCTGGTCCAAGTGCTCCGAAGCAAACGCCGGCTCGTTCTCGATCGAAACCCAAGCGGCCTCCGGCGCGTCGTTGAGCCGCTTCATCCGCAATTGGTCGGCGATCTGCTCGACCAGCGTCATCAAGGCGTCGATGTCCTCGGCCTGATCGGCGTTGACTTTCTTCTGCACGCCTACGTCGATGGCGCAGTCGAAGTAACCGCTGTCGCGCGTCGCGGTCGTGATAGACATCGAGCGCGGCACGACGGTGATGTGGACCTGCGTCAAGTCAGCCAGCTCGAACGCCGGCCGGTACTTGCGCTCCACCGTGACGGGTTCGCCGTAGCTGCCCGCCTGGATCGCGCCGACGACGGCGTCTGCGATGTCGACGATCGTGCTCACGGGTGGCGCTCCAGCAGGCGGTCGAGTTTCGCCTCAATCCGACCGAGCGTGTGTTCCGTCGTCTCGATCCGCGTTTCATGCACGGCGATCTTCGAGTCGTGGCGCAGCAGCATCGCGCCGGAGCCGAGCACAAGGATCAGGATCACCGTGAGCAGCACGCCGAGAAGCCAGGCGAGCTTCTGGCGGGCGTTCCCGTTGATCGGCGGTGCATCAACCTTCATAGCCTCACTCCGTGCCAATGTGCTTCGTGTGAATCCGCAGCGTCTCGCGGTACGGATCGCTGTAGCGCCACGGCGGATCACTGCCCGGGGCCATCACCTCGTACACAAACGTCTGAGCTCCCACCGTCTCGCGAATCCGATCTCCGGCCTTCGGCAGCGTCAGCTCGCTGTTCAGCACCAGGTCCGCGGCCCGGATCAGGAAATCCCGCGACTGCAGCTTGTGGACAATGCCGAACTCGTCGACCTGCTCGAACTCGGTCCGCCCGATCGTCGCGAGCAATTCGACCACGTAGCTCGCGTTTTCCGTGTCGCGGACATACAGCACCGTCTGCGTCATGTGGGCGTGGCGCTGCTCGTCGAGCCAGGTGAGGCCCTTCTGGATCAGGTCGGCCATTGGTGATCACTGCGACATCCGCGCCCGCACCGTGGCGTCCGCATCGGCGGCCGCCTTGATGCACTTGCCGATCAACTTGTTGGCGCCCGCGCCGGCATTGGTCGTGGCGCGGTTATTCGTGTCATCCCAGTAGAGCGTCGCGCCAGCCGTGATCGCTGTTCCACCGCCCGTCGCCTTGGGAAAGTCGTACACGCCCTCGACCGAGAGTGAGCCGAGCGCATTGGCCGCGATCGCGAACTTCGCGATGCCGACCAGTTCGCCCTGCACCACCACCTCGCCGACGGGAATCGCCACGCCGGGCGTGTAGTCGACCGACATGCCGTCCTGTACGAATGTTGCCTGTGGCATCGATTCCTCCTTCGTTGCTCCGTGGCTTCGACGCTACGTCGCTTTCGCCTACACCTCGCCCTTGCTCTTCACGCCGCCGCGCGGCTCCTGCAGCGCGACGCCGAAGTCGTGATACCCGCGCATCTGGACGCCGAGCACGTTGAAGTCCGCGTCGGCCGTCTCGATCGTGGGAGACTCCTGGCCGTTGAGGAACGCGACCTCAATCACCGGCAGGTCGGTCGGATCGGCCAGCAGATACCACGCCTTGTCTGAGAATCCGGTGTACTGCGTGTTCGACAGGTAGCGGCTGACCTCAACGCGGAACTTGCCGGCGTGCGGGTTGGCGACCGGGAACTTCGCATTGGCGGTCGTGTCGCGGATCTCCAGCGACTTGAACAGAACCGTACCGATCGCGCTCAGCGCCGTGGGCACGAGGATGAGCTGCGGCATGACGCCCAGCGGCTTGCCGTCCGGGTCAATCTGATTGAGGAACGCGACTTCGGCCTTGGTCAGGCCGTCGATGCCCAGCGCCGTGTCGGCGCCGGTGAGATAGTTGTTGTTGCCCGCCACGAAGAAGGCGGCGTTGTTCATGAAGATCGACCAGAAGACGTCGTTGATCTTCAGGCCGGACCCGCGGCCCAGCTTGCGCGGCACGGTGGTGATCGCGCCGAGATCGTCGTTGATCAGGTCGCGGCGATCGATCGACAGCATCAAGGCGTAAGTGTCGGCCTTGTTCGAGTACGACGTCTCGCCCAACGTGCCATGCTTGATCTCGCCGCCCGGGGCGACCTTCTCGTACTGGTCCTTGCCGACCAGCCGGTAGCTCGTGACCGTCTTGAAATCGCTGACGTTGCGGACGGCCGTGATGTTGCGCCAGGTGCGCTCGACGCTGAAGAAGCCTTCGAGCAGGAACTTGTTCGCGACGTTCGACAGGATGCCGCCGATGTCGATGGACGAGAAGCCGGCCTGGAGGTTTTGGCCGAACGCGGCGCGCAGCACCTCACGATGGTCGCGGAAGTTGCGACCGGTGTAGCCGTTGGCCCAGGCCGCCTCGAGCAGCAGTTCCTGGAGGCCGATGCCGCCGCGGAAGCGCCGCGACGCGGCCTCCAGCGTCTTCTCGTCGTACAACTCCTCGGCGTTCGCGACCTTGCCGGTCAGCATGCACGCGGCTTCGAGGATCTGTCCGCCCATCGCGTTCTCGGCCATGTGAACGGCCGGCGGCTTGGGGCGCGAAGCGCGGAGCACTTCGAGCTCGCACTTGTCCGTCGTCCAGCCTTCGGTGATCGCCTTCTCTTCGATCTCCGCCTGACGGCCGCCGCAGATGCGGCGGATCGCGTTGATGCGCTTCGTCTCGGCCAGCGCCTGAGCGCGGATTTCGGCGACGGGGGTGACGGGCGGGTTGGCCTCCGTGCCGTTCCCGCCCGTCTGCGCGCCGCGCGCCGCCTCGGGATTCGTTTGCGTGTCGTCGGTTTGCGCGCCGGCGTTGTTGTTCGTTTCGTCCATGACGTCACTCTCCTGCTGCTGCGCTGCGATAGTCGCGGTCGTGTTCGTGTCGGCACCGAGGTCGACGAAGCTGATCTCGCCCAGAACTGTCCGACGGGCGACGTAAAGCGGGCCTTCGAACGTCTTCGCGTTGACGGTGACCGCCTTGCCGGCGCGGATGAACTCGGCCTGGGCGACCTGCGCGCCGATTGAGGCTTGCCAGGGAAATCCACGTTTGCCGCTGGAGACGACCTCGCGCGCAACCGCAGTGTCGCGGCTGACGATGCCCTCGGCGATCAGACGACCGGCCTCGACGACGATGCGCTCGGTGTGGCCGACGCCCGCGTACATGCTGTGACCGAAGCGCACGGGCCGGCGCTGCGATGGAATCGACAGGCCTTCCAGATCGACCACAACCGGATGTCGCCAGCCCTCAACGGTCATGGGCTCACCGGTGTACGCGACCATCGTGAAACGCGGTACGGCCGGCGCATCACCCTCGGCGGCCAGCGCTTCAAGAGTGATCCGGTCCGCCCGGCACACCAGCGACAACTGATCGGGAACCTGCTCCGCGGCCTCACGCGGCCTGACGGGCGCCTGCGCCTTCCGTAACATCGCCCTCGTCCTCCTGTTCATCATCCGTGACAGTGGCCGTAGCCGGCGCAGCCTGCTGCATGGTCAGCCCCAGCTCGCGCATCAGCACGACCTCGCGCGCCCGCTGGCGCAGCTCGCTCTCCCAATCCAGACCCGCCTTCGCAAACTCTGCCGCGAGTGTGGTCGTGTTGCTCGTGAGGCGCGTCGCCTGCGCCGTCGCTTCCTTCTGCGGGTCGACGTGCTCGAGGCCATCCCAGAACCACTGGTGCGGGAACTCGGCGTCGCGCGTGCGCAGCGATTGCGGCAGATATCCTTCGATCAGCACGGCCTCGTTCAGCCACGCGCTGAGCACGCGGTCGAGGACGACGTCGCCGAGGTAGGCCTGGTCGATGCGGATGGCCTTGAAGAAGGCTTGATGGTCGAGCCGCCCCGAGGCGTAGTTGTAGCCCGAGGAATTGCCGGCCGCGATGTTGAACGGCATGTTCAGACAGCGGGCGATCTCGTTGAGGATCTCCCGCTTGAACATGTCGTAGGTCGTGGCCGGCTGCTCGGCCTTGATCTGCGACGGCTCCCAGCCCTCGGGCGTGAACACGGCCATGTTCGGGGCGAACTCCATCTCCGTCATGGGTTCGACCTCGGCCGCCTCGCCGCCCGGGGGTGCATTCGTCTTCATCAGCACAGCGATATTCGCCGCGCTTTCCGCCGCCGCGATGACTGCCAGCGTGTACCGCCGGAGCTGCGCGAATAGCGGCAGCGCCGGCGTGATTTCGGGGATACCGCGGCTTTGGCCGGGTCGCTCTGGACGAAACAAGTGGATGACCGACTCGGCCGGCATGACGTCGAAGTCGGTGCCGCCATTCCGGAACGCCGTGTTGTCGCCGGGGTGCCGGCGGAGGATCGTGTACGCGACGGGGTTGCCGAACTCGTCAAAGGCGACGCCGTCAACAACGTTGGCATTGCCACGCGGGAGTGGCCAAGGCGACGCGACCTGGTCCGCCTCGATCAGCCGCAGGTCGAGCTGCACCGGCGCGGCGATGCGCGGGTTGCTGGTGAGCAGCCCGAAGCACTCGCCGCTCTCGCACTGCCCGACGCGCATCGTGCGGAGTTTGTGGGCCAGACCGATTGCCTTCGCCCAGCGCGAGAACTCCTTCTCGACGGTGCGGTTGGCCTCGGCGTCATCGGTAAGCATCTGGAGACGCGGTCCAGTGCCGACAACGTAGTTGGCCAGCGTCAGCACGATTCCCTTGGCGTAGCTGTTGTTGGCGACCTCGTAGCGCGCCCGGCTGCGCAAGATGCGCCGCACGTCCGGGCTGGCGGCGACGTTGGGCGACAGGTGGTCGGCATTGGCCCAGTGCTTGCGGTTGTCGGGCGTGGTCTGCGCGGCGTCGTACTTGCCGCGCACGACGAGCAGACGGCCGCGCGGCGCAGTAGCGCCGCCGGCCATCCGCAGCCCGAGATGTCGCAACCATTTGAACAAGCTCAAACCGCTCCCTGGGCGTTCTCGCGGATGCTCTGCTCGAGGTCTTCCGCCATCGCCTTACCGTTCCATGTGCATCACGAATCCGCCCGTCACGCCGTGCAGCCAGCGCACCCAGGCGATCAACCACCACTCCCACCACGGCCGGCGGCGCGTGGCGAGCGTGATGATGTTGGACGGGCCGCTACTCACGGACATGGTCCGCCACGCGCGCCAGGATCGAGTACGGCCGGCCCGGTTCGGCGATCACGAACTCGCGCGTGATCGGCTCGCCCTCCACGAGGTCGAGCTCGAACACCTGCGCGCCGTTGAACTGGAGTGCGGCGTCGAAGTCGTTGCGGTAGAGCTCCGCCGTCGCGGCGTCGGCCTGGATCACGACCGCCTGGCCGAAGGTCAGGCCGGAAAGCGGCGAGCCGTCGGCGTCCGTGGTGGGCGGCGTGAGCGTGAGCTCGCCCTGATGATTGGAGATCTGCCGCGCGGACAGGCCCGGCGCGCCGGGGGCCTGAATGTCCATCGTGTCGAGCGTCGCAATCGTTGTGGGGCCAAACGCCATTGAGTTATCCTCCGTGAAGCTGTGAAAACCGAATACGCGGCGTCGCGACCATCGCGAGCGCCGAATTGCGGGAGCGGGATTCGAACCCGCGGCTCCGGCGAATGAGGCCGGAATGTTGCCGTTACACCATCCCGCCGTACCAGCGGCGCAGGATGGCCGCCTACTGGCTGCTTGCGCGATTACGTCGTTCCGGGTGGCACGATCTTCACTCGGACCAGCGCCTTGGCGGGGTTTTTGGCCGCCTCCTTGGACGCCAGGTACTTGTCCGCCTCGATCTGGTCCTTCAGGTCGTGCTGCTCGACGCTGCCCGCGTCGCCCTGCGCCCGCTTAGGGCCCTGGGCGTTCTCCTTGATCGCGTCGGTCAGGTCTTCCGCCATCGCGCTGCCTCTCCTTGACTACCTACCGCCGGAGCGCGCGAACTGTCCGCCGCGCGGGCTTCCAGTAGCGCAGCCGGTCGCGCACGCGTGGGGTGGTTTCCATATCTGGAAAGAATCTCAGCCGACTGCCCGTTCGCAGGTGGTCATGCGCTTGCCGCAGTGTCGGCAGCGGCGATAGCGGATGATCATCTGGTTGACTTTCCGGGTGTGGTCCACGAAGAAGTGACGGCAGCCGCACTTGCGGCACTCGAGCCCCCGCTCGTCCTTGTCCGGCGGCCAGGTCTGGCGTTCTGTGGCGGGTTTGGTCATGCGCCCGTCCTCCGCAAATTCGCCTGCGTGTAGCGCTTGCGAGGCCGCGTCGGCAGCGCCTCGCCGGGGGCCGTCACGCCCGCCATCGACGCCGCGGCGGCGCAGCCCACGAGGCAGTCGAACCAGTGGTTGTCAGGCCGCGTCGGGCGCGGCGACCACTCGTGCACTACGCGCCCAAGGCCCTGCACCTCCACCCACGTCTCCGAGTGCGCGATGTGCTCGGCGAGTAGCTCGTGCTCCCGGCCGTCCTTTCCGAACAGCGAGATGCAGCCCCGGTCGCCGGCGGCGGTAGTCATGCCGGCGTGCACGAACGTTTTCCAGTAGTTCACGTCCACCAGCACGTGCTGGAATTCGCCCGTGCGGCGGACGTTGGGGATGTACCAGTAGTGGCCATGCACCTCGCCGGGATGGCGCGTGTACGCTGACAGCGGCTTGCGGCCGGCGCGGATGCCGATGCCCTTGGCGAGCATCATGGCGGTGCCGCCGACCTTGCGTTTCACGTCTGCGGCGATGCCCGGCTTGTAGCCCATGTCTACCAGCAGCCGGTCGATCTTCATCAGCCCGTCGCCGCGCTTCCACTCGCGATTGAGGTAGGTCGAAACCAGCTTCTCCAGCCCGGCGTGGATCGCCCCGTCGGTTCCAGTCCCCGAAAACGCGCGACCCAGCGTGCGTTTGGCCGTGGCCAGCGTGAAACCGTAGCGCTTCTGCTCGGGGAACGTGCCGTAGTCCATGACGTAGCCGGTGAAGTTCTCCTCCCACGCGCACAGACAGTAGTAGAGCAGCCGGTCGTGTACATCGATGAACATGGTCAGCTTGGTGCAGGCGGCCGGCACCTGGCCGCGCGGATACCCGTTCGTCTTTTGGCAGACCTGCTCGGGCGTGAGAATCGCATCGTTGAGCTGGACCAGGACCGGCTCGTTCTGATACTCGCTGGCGAACGCCTCCGGTCCGACCTTGAGTTTGAGGTTCATCGCGTGCTGGATGGCGGAGATTTCGGTCCGAGCGTCGTACCGCGCCGGCCAGGCGACGACGGCTCCTTCGTCCATCTCGGCGCGATGCCGGCGGTGGAACACGGTCGCAGCCTCGGGACCTTCGGTGCGGCGGACGTTGGCGTACTCGTCCCACAGCTTCTCGTTGACAGGAAACGCGTAGACCAGCTTGGTGCACTCGCTGTCCCACTCAGGGTTCTTCTCCCGGTCCAGTACCTGGTCGGCCAGATCGCCGTCGTAAATCTTCGTGCAGGTCAGCACCGCCGCGATCTGCTCGCCGGGGCCGGCCATGCCCAGCACGTCGCCGTTGAGCAGCTCCATGCGCCGCCGGGTCTGCGTGGGCGATGCCGCCGACTGGCGCGTCTGCGGGTCGTCCAGCAGGACTAGCGATGGGCGGATCACCGAGCCGTCCACGCGCGTGTGCTGCTGGCCGCGCATGTTCGCGTCCAGGCTGGTGGTCGTGATGATCGACCCGCTCGACGGGCTGACCTCGTGGCCCTCGTCGCGCAACGCGCGCGGTAGGTGATCGCCCTCGATGGTCGGAAACACCAGCTTTTCCTGGCCCCAATGAACATGCGTCAAACGCCCTTCGATGTGCTGTTGAAGCTGCCGCTTGGAGCTGTTCTCCAGGCAGCGCAGCGGGTAGACGGCCTCGGGGAAGTCGGCCAGCAGCAGCGGGTTTTCGACGATGTGCTTCTTGATCGGCAGCAGCAGTTCCTTCGCCCGGTCGTCGGCCGCGCCGATCAGGCACACGAACGGCCGGTAGCCGTATAGGACTGCCCACAGCGCCGAGCACCGCGCTAGCGTCGTCTTGCCGCTGCCGCGCGGCATGGCGAACGCGAACAGCCCACCCTCGCGCACCGCCCGCTCGATGCGTTCAATGACGCGGAGGTGATCATCGGACCATTCGCGATGGAACGCCGCCGAGAAGTAGGTCTCGCAGAACTCGCGGAACGAGTCCGCGCAGCGCTCACGGCGCTCGAAGTCGGCGATCTCGGGGATGGGATGGATGTCCTGCGAGGCCTTGGTCGCAGCGCGGTTGCGCTCGGCCTGCCGCCGCCGCGCCTCGGCATAATCCATCCGCGCCGGGCGCGGCCGGTCCAGCTCGTCGATGAGCCAGCGCGTGTATCGCACCAGGTGGACGTGCGTGCCGTCGCCGAACTTCAGCGCGCCGGCGTCCATCTGCCGGCGCAGACGCGAACGCGTCAGCACCGTCCCCAGCGGTGTGGCGTTCACCATCTGGAGCAGCTCGCTCTGCGTCAGCCTGGACGGGTCAATCGCCATCGCGTTCCTTCAGCCGGCGGTTCAGCCACGCCACGTAGTGCACGAGGTTGATGCGCCCGTCCGGGCCGGCCGCCGCGCCAAGGACCACATGCTCGCGGACCTTCTGTTCCGTCACACCCAGCAACCGGGCGAGCTGGGCCACGGTCAGGGCCGCCGGGTCCAGCCGCGCCGGGGTGCCAATCGCATCGGCTGGCACGGCGGCGGGCAGGTCCGTTGGGTCTGCCGAACGGCTGTCGTAGTTGCCCGTCACGCCGCCCTCCAGTTCCCGCCCACTGGCCGCCCCTGGGCCGCGTGGTGCGTAACGGCGTAGCCGGGTGCGCCCTTGGCCGCCCGGTCGGCCCTCGGGCCAACTCTGGCCGCGTCGTGGGCCACGGGGGAGGCGGCCAGGTGCCGCGGTCGATTCGCTTGGCCGCAGACTCGGACGTTGCGTGGAGACATGCAAGTAATTCTCGGAATTCTCGCCAAGTCGCCTTGCTTTCCGGCCGCCCGGCTGGACTCATGTGGCTGTACGCACGGGGCGTACGAAGCGACGCAAAGGAGCGAACGGTGACGAAGAAGAACGCGAAGCCCAGCAGCCTGGCCCAGGAGACCGCGATCGAAACGACCGTCCGCCTGGCCGCGATCAACAAGATCGCCCGCGAAGAGCTCGGGCTTGAGACGCTGGACACACGCATGAGCAACCACCTGGATTTCCACGACCTGGCGGTCTGGCAGATCCGCAAGGCGCTGCTCAAGGCGTACGAGGCCGGCCTGGCCCGCCGTTAGCGACCCGAACGCGAGCGTCCCGCGGGGCGCCAGCGCCCGGGCCGCGATGGGGCGGCCGGAACCAGGAGCACGAGCATGACCAGCACGACCAGCAGATTCGACGGGGCCGTACATGACGAGGCGAATGCCGACATCGGCAACAACCGCCATGACGAGCGGGTCGTCCGCTTGGACCTGACCTACACGCGCGGAACCGCGCCGAGCAGCACGACGATGATCCTCACGCTCGACGCGGCGATCGCGCTGCGCAACCAGCTCGACGGGCTGTTCGATGCCGCCGGCGTGGACGACAGCAGCGGGCTGGTTGACGCAGACGACGCCTGCCCGCGCTGCGGCGAACGCGACCAGGACAACCTGGTCTGGCAGGACGACGCCACGATCCACTGCACGAAATGCGGAACTCGGTACGACCCCGACGCGCGCCACGACGCCCCCCAGCCGCAATAGCGCTGCCGAAACGCGGGATCGCCCCGCGTCGCCCGGGCGCGTGAGACCCGGGCCTGACGAGGCAACGCAAAGGAGAGCTGCATGAAAAAGAACGACGTCGAGACTGGCGCGACGTATGTCGCCAAGGTGTCGGGCAAGCTGGCGCGCGTGCGCATCGAGCGCGAGAGCCCGTACGGCGGTTGGGACGCCAAGAACGTCGACACCGGCCGGCGCGTGCGGATCAGGACCGCGCAGCGCCTGCGACGCGCGGTGAGCGCCCCGAAGCGCGCCAAGGCGATCGCGGCGGCCGACCAGGAGAACGCCCGGCAGCGCGACGAGCGCGAGCGCTCGCCCGACGGTATGACGTCCAGCGAGCGCGCGATGGCGCAAAGCGCGACGGTAGACAGCGTCAACGCGGGTGCTACGACGCCGCTGGAAGACCTGCCCGATGGCGAGGCCTGCGACGCCGCGTACGACCGCGATGTATGTGCGACGGTCGGTTGCGACCGGCCGGCGGCGCTGACGTACCTGGGCCGACCACGGTGCCAGGAGTGTTACGAAGACGATGTCGCCGATGGCGGCGACGAGACCAGTGCAACCCCCAACCACGAGGAGAATGAGATGGCAACGACGAAGAAGACCAGCAAGAAGACCACGACCAAGAGCACCAAGGCCCCGAAGGCCTCCAAGCAGCCCAAGGCCCCGAAGCCGAAGGCGACCAAGCCCGCGGGCGACGCCAAGCCGAAGCGCGTCAGCGCCCTGGACGCGGCAGCCGAGGTCCTGCGGAAGGCCGGCAAGCCGATGCGCAGCCAGGAGATGATCGTTGCGATGGCCGAACAGGGCCTGTGGACCAGCCCCGCGGGCAAGACGCCGCACGCCACGCTCTACGCCGCGATCCTCCGCGAGATCGGCGACAAGGGCGGCCAGGCCCGCTTCCGCAAGGCCGACCGCGGGCTGTTCGAGTACGCCGGCTAGAGCGACGCACATCACGCACCCTCCCCTGAAGCCTCGGCGACAACCGGGGCTTCCTCTTCGGCCTGAGCATTCCGCGATTCGCCGCCGACGCGCTCCGCCTTCCGCCCCGTGAACTTCTCCCAGCGCTGCACGATGACGTCGCAGTACAACGGATCGAGCTCCATCAAGAACGCGTGCCGCCCGGTCTGCTCCGCCGCGATCAGCGTCGAGCCGCTTCCGCCGAACAGGTCGAGGACGTTCTCGCCCGCGCGCGACGAGTACTGCATCGCTCGCACGGCCAACTCGACCGGCTTCTCGGTCAAGTGAATCATCGATTGCGGGTTGACCTTCTTGATCGGCCAGACGTCGACCGCGTTGTTCGGGCCGAGGAAGACGTGCGCCGCGCCTTCGCGCCAGCCATAGAAGCACCACTCGTGGTTGCCCATGAAGTCCTTGCGGGTCAGGACCGGGTGCTCCTTCACCCAGATGACGGCTTGCGAGAAGTACAGCTCGCACGCCTTCAGCACCGGCGGGTAGTTGCCGCAGTTCGCGTAGCCACCCCAGATGTAGAAGCCGCGCCCCGGCAGCAGCACGCGGGCGATGTTGCCGAACCACGCGTGCAGCAGCGCGTCGAACGCTTCGTCGCTGACGAAGTCGTTCGCGAGCGGCCGGTCCTTCGGCCGCAGCTTCTTGTGCGTGGGCTGCGCGACGCTCGGCCGGCGGTGCAGGTCGAAGCCCTGGTGGTGCGTCATCCCCGGCTCGCCGAACGACGACAGCCCGGCCGCAATCGCGTTGTTGCTGCGCGGCTCGACGCGAACGTTGTAGGGCGGATCGGTGTTGCACAGGTGAATCGGCTGGCCATCGAGCAGTCGATCCACGTCGGCCGCCGAAGCGCTGTCGCCGCACAGCAGCCGGTGGTTGCCGAGGATGTAGAGGTCGCCGATGCGGGTCGTGGCTTCGTCCGGCGGCGCGGGGACCTCGTCGGGGTCGCACAGCCCGCCTTGCACGCCGGGATCGAGCAGCTTTGCCAGCGCATCGGCGTCGAAGCCCAGCAGGTCGAGGTTGAAGTCCAACGCCTGGAGGTCCTTCAGCTCGATGGGCAGCAGCTCGTAGTTCCACTCGGCCAGCGTCGCGGTCTGGTTGTCGGCAATGCGATAGGCCTTCACCCGCTCCGGCGATAGGTCGCGGGCGACGTGTATCGGCACCTGCGCCAGGCCGAGCTTCTTTGCCGCCTTCCAGCGCGTGTGGCCGACGATGATCACGTTCTGCTCGTCCACGACGATCGGCTGGCGGAAGCCGAACTCGCGCAGGCTGGCCGCCACGGCGTCCACGGCCTGGTCGTTGATCCGGGGATTGGCCTCGTAGGGCCGCACGTCGTCGATGTTCACCAGCTTGACGTCCATGTCACGATCTCCTGTAGGGCGTGTTCGCTACGCGCAACAAACAAAAAGCCGTCGCCCGACCGTTCCCGTCGCAATCAGGAACAACGGTCGGCGGGGAAGTACCTACGCCAAGGCCCGGACACGCTCCCGCGCGTGTTCGGACCTTCCCACGGGCTGTGTGTGAAAAACGAGCTTTCGTGTTCCCCCACAGAGCGTTCTGTGAGAACGCTCTTGGGGGGTATGGGGGGATTTTTCACACACAGCGACGCCGTCTGACTGTGTGAGAAACGATGAATCGATCTCTTCTCACACAGCCGCGTCATGCCTCGTCCACCTCCGACTTCGTCGGCGGCGCGACGGTCGCGAAGCTCGACGGGCGGTTGCGCCCGGTGTTCCACCGGAAGATCAGCTCCTGAGCCTCGGACTGGCGCAGGAACTTCGCCGCCTTCCATTCCGCCATGCCGGCTTCGGCGGCTAGCGCGAGGATTGCATCGCGCGCCTGCGGCTCATCCGTGACGAACGCCGCCACGAACGACTCCGGCGTCCATGCTTTCTGCGTGTCGCTCTTGCGCTTGGGCTTGTCGCTCCGCAGTGCGGTGGGATCGAGGTCGGGCGCGGCCTTCCACAGCGGGAACAGCCAGCGCAGAGTCATGGGCTCGACCGGCGGCCATGAGCGAACCGCGGCTTCGAGCACGACCGCGCCGGGCTCTTCGTGCGGCCGGAGCACGAGATGCGTGTCGGTCGCGCGGCTCTGACTCCCGGCGCCAGCGCCGACGTCCGTGACCGCCTTCGCCGACTGATTGCCCTTCGTGGCGTGGTGGATCAGTACGAACGAGCAGCCTAACCGGTCGGCCAGCGCATCGACGTGGTTGTAGATGTTCGCCATCGTGCCGTTGTCGTTCTCGTCCATGTCCCGCGGCATGAAGCGGTAGAACGCATCCAGCACGACCAGCGCGTAGCGGCCTGGTTCGATCGAGTCGAAATACTGCCGCATCGAGAAGATGTCGCGCAGCTGGCCGCGCAAGCTCTGCACGTGGATCGTCTCGGCGATCTCGTTCATACCGATCCGCAGGCACTCCGCGACCTGCGGGATGCGGTGCGCCAGCGTCTCGGCGTGCAGCTCGTTGTCGATGATCAATACGTCGCCGGCGACCGTGTCGAACGTGTCGAGCCACTTGCGGCCCGTGGCGACCGCCATCGCCAGCGCGAGCACGAGCCACGACTTGCCCGTCTTGCTTGGGGCGATCACGTTCATCGTCTCGCCGCGCCGCAGCAGGCCCTGGATGATGGGCGCGCGCAGTGTCCGATGTGCGACCATCAGCTCGCGGACACTCAGCGGCGTGGGTTGAGCCGACGGGGCGTGATCCTGTGCCCAGTGGTTCTCCGCCAAGGCGACCGAAACGGCGTCGGGTGCATAGCGCGCGACGCTCGCCGCAGTGCGCTCAACTTCGCGCAGCGGCAAGGGCGGCGCACAGCGGTCGGCGTTGACCTGTTGGAGGGCGGCGAAGATCTCGGCCTGCGACATGCCGACGCGGCGCATCGCGCCGCCCAGGCGCGCGAGCGCCTCGTTGCGCTGGCCCTCGGGAATCGCGTTCGCCGGCGTGCCGTTGCCAGGTACGCCGTTCGACGCCGCCAACGCGTCGAGCATCTCGATCAGCCACGCCGGCGGCTCGGGCAATCGCTGCGGCGGGACGCTCAGCTCGCGCTCGTCCTGCCAGCGATACGGCTTACCGTCCGCGGCGGACGGGGCCACGAGCACGTAGCCACCGTTGGCGCGCGTGTCGACGTGCCGGGCGAGCCGGCCGGCCGTGTTGCGCCATGCACGGCCATCGGGCTGGCGGAAGAAATAGTGCCGGCCGCCGCGCGGCGTGAGCGACAGCGGGGCGGTGTCGAGCTCGGCCAGCTTATCTGGCTCGTCCGCGAGCCAGGCGTTGCCATCGCCGTCGATGTCGATTACGACCAGGCCGTCGGCCCGGATGGCGATGTTCGCGTCGGGGTGCTGCGTCCACCACGCCGCGATCTGCTCGGCATCGATGGTCGCTTCGAGCAACCCGTGCTCGGTGAGCGGCGCCTTGCGCCGGGGCGCGCATGGGAACACGGGGTAGCCCAGTTCGGCGTACCACAGCGCCGCGTGCAACATCGTGTTGCCTGCTGGCGTCATGTCGGCCGACCCCCGTTGACGATCAGCACTTCGGCGATTTCCCCGTTGCGCTGGGTCCGGCTCATTTGACCCACCCAGGTCCAGCGCGGCTCTGGGTACAGATTGCGGATAAGCGGATGGTCGCCGTAGCGCACGACGACGCGCGTCCGCCTGAATCGGGCCAGCGCCTCTGCCAGCCGGCCTTGCTGCTCGCGGGTGAACCTGTGTCGGTATTCCTCGCCCGCGTCCGGCCACGGGGCATCGACGTACAGGCCGTGCCCGTCGGCGTCCTGAACCTTGTCGATGAACTCGAACGCGCTCGTGCAGGTGAACGACCAGTTACGGAGCGCCCGATGCCAATCGCGCAGCGATTCAGCCGCGCTGCGGAAGCGCACGGCCGAGTCTCCGCCGCTCGAGGTCCAGCGAAGGGAGAGGCTCTGGTCGAACTCGCGCTGCTTGCCGGCGTGTCCGCCCCGGCCCATCCAGCACGCTGCGAAGTAATCGGCTGCCCAGGCGACGTCTGGCGCGTCTCTGATCTGACCGATCTGCTCGCGCTCGCGGCACCGCCGCTGGGCCTCTGCCAGTTCGTCAGGGTGGAACAGCAGGCCGTCGAGGCAACGTACGAGCTGCTCGACCAGCGCTTCGTCACGAATCACGCGCGCGAGGTTGATAACGTGCCGGTGAAGATCGTTCGCGACCCCGGCCGCCGTCCTGATTTGTGGCAACTCCGGGCACCCGCCGGCGAACGGCACGCCGCACCAGCGCATCCGGCCCAGCGTCGCCCCGACGCTTCGAGCGAGCATGCGGTTGCCGCCGAACCACTGTGCCAGGGCGTTGATGCGCATCAGAAGGGCACCTCGCTCTCGGCAAGCGGCGGGACGTACTCGGGCAGGTCTTCTGACGACTCCGGCCGCGCGGGCTTCTCACCGAGGCGATAGCCGACGATCCGGTCATACTTGTCGCCCGGCTTGTGCATGACCGTGATCGCCAGCGTCGGCGCGAGCGCCCCCATGTCGGCCAATTCGACGGCGTGCTCGATCGTGTCTGGCACTGACTCGTGACCACGCTGTCTCCACCACGCCACGGCCTTCTGCCGCGCGTAGCCGTCGTGCTCGAAGCAGACCCACTCGGAGACGTAGTGGTTGAAACCGATCCGGTAGTCCACGCGCATGGTGCGCGGCGCATCCGGCGGACCGTCACGCTTCACGTGCACGGCGTAGAACGTCTCCTCGACTTCATACTCCGTCCGCGCAGCCTGGTCGGAGAGGATGCCCTCGCTGCTCGCCGTGCCGTCATGCGTGCGTCGTTCCGGCGGCGCAAAGACGTGACCGCAGGCTGGGCACTGCGCATAGCCGGCGGCGATGATCTCGTGGCACTGCGGACACTCCTTCGCAGGCGCAGGCCCGGCGCCGTTGGAGCCGAGGCCGTCAACGCGGAGTTGATCCACCGGCCCGTGGCGCAGCACGTTGCCGCCGAAGTCGAGTACGAGGCAATCGGTCTTGCCGGGATGCAGCCGGAATCCGCGTCCGACCATCTGGTAGTAGAGCCCCGGCGACAGTGTCGGCCGAATCAGCGCGACGCAGTCGATGTTCGGCGCGTCGAAGCCGGTGGTCAGGACGTTGACGTTGCAGAGGTACTTCAGCTCACCGGCCCGGAAGCGGCGCAGCGTCTCGTCGCGCTCGAACGGCAGCGTTTCGCCGCAGACGAACCCGCACTCGACCTTGTGCCGCGTGCGGAGCACGTCGGCAATGTGGAGCCCGTGCTTCACTCCCGACGCGAAGATCAGCACCGAGCGGCGGTCCTTGGTGTGCTCGACGATCTCGCGGCAGGCCGACAGGACCAGGTTGTCCGTGTCCATCAGCTCCTCGACCTCACCGGCGACGTACTCCCCGCCGCGGACGTGGAGTTGCTGCGTGTCGGGTTTCAAGGAGCCGGCTTTGGTGCGCAGCGGGCACAGATAGCCCTGCACGATCAGCTCGCGCACGCCGACTTCAAAGCAAACCGCGTTGAGGATGTTCTCCGGCGAGCAAATGCTGCCCGACTTCATACGGAACGGCGTGGCAGTCAGCCCAACGACGCGCGCAAGCGGACTGATTCGCTTCATGTCGGCCAGGAACGTGCGGTACATGCCTTCGCCATCCGGCGGAATGAGGTGCGCCTCATCGACGATGACGAGGTCGACAGCGCCGACGTCGCCGGCCTTTTCGTACACGCTCTGAATGCCGGCAATGGTGATCGCGTAGCCGAGATCGCGCCGTTTCAATCCGGCCGAATAAATTCCGACGGGGAGGTCCGGCGCGACCAGGTGCAGTTTCTCCGCAGCCTGCTCGAGCAGCTCCTTCACGTGTGCGAGGATCAACACGCGCCCGCCCCAGCGCTGGACTGCGTCGCGGCAGATCGTCGCCATCACCGGCGTCTTGCCCCCCGCGGTGGGAATGACGACGCAGGGGTTGTCGTCGCGCGCACGCAGGAACTCGTACACGGCATCGACAGCTTCGCGCTGGTAGGGCCGGAGCTGCATCACGCCGTGACCTCCGTGCCGTCCGGCAGGATGCAGCGGTCGTCCATGATCGGGATCGTGTAGAGCGTGTCGCTACGCCGGCCGAGATAGCCGAGGATGAATGCGTTCACCCACTCCACCGGCCGACCCGTGCCGTAGAGCGGGACCGGCTTGCACAAACACCCGGCGCTGCGCGCCTGGATGACCGCACCGGGCGACCAGATGTTCTGGATGATCGACACGTCGGCGCGGTGCGTGTGCCCGTGGATGACGCTCTTGCCCTGGCTGATTTGGAGGTGGTTCTTCGTCGCGTGCCGGGCGTAGGACCAGCCATGCACCGCGATGATGCGGGAGTTGATCGCGTAGTGCGGGTATCGCGCCGTCGCTGAACCGTAAGGCACATAGGTGAACTTCGACCGATCCCGCGACAGTTGAAGTCGCGGTGCGAGCATCGAGTATGCTCCGCGCCCCTCGGCCGTTGCGGCTGCCCAACGGTCGAGCCGGTATTCGTGATTGCCTTCGATCATCACGAGTCGATCACAGCAGCCCTGCAGAAAGTCGAGCAGCACGTTGGCCATCTTGAGGTCGTCGCGGTAATTGGACTCGGGCACGCCATAGGTCGGTGGGTGCGTGGAGAACTGGCCGCAGTCGAGCAGGTCGCCCAGACAGACGATCAGGTTGGGCCGTAGGCGCTCCACCGCGCGGCAGAAGACCCGCAGCGCCTTCTCGTTCTCGTGCGGGATGTGCACGTCGCCGAAGGCAAGCATCGTTCGACTGTGGCGCTTGGCCATCACTCTTCCCCCGCGACCATCGCGGCGGTACGCGCGTAGCCGGCGATATCGACCAGGTTGTCCCGCTTGTGGTGGTGGCTCTGCCTCGCCAGCTTGATGGCGACCATGCACAGAGGGATGTCCATCGCGGTGATGGCTTGGCCGTCTCGCAGCTTGTGGGCCAGGATGCCTGTCCACATGTAGGCTGCGCGCCCGAAGTCGTCGGCCGGTGCGCCGTACTCGGCGCGGCGTACACCCTCTGTGATGCGCTTCGCCTCTTCGAGGATGGATTCGTTCGTCGGGGGCTCGACCAGACGCAGGCGGTGGAGCGCGACCGTCGCTGTCGGGGTGTTCTCGAGCGGCCGCAGAGTGACGGCGTCGATGATCGTGCAGCCGAGCTCGTTCGCGACCAGGTACTCCAGCTTGGCGCCCCGCGAATCCTCCCAGCCGGGAAGCATCGCAATCGCGTCGCACTGCGCGAGCATCGCTAGATCGAGCCGCAGGTACGTCTCGCGCGCAAGATCCTTTCGGCCCCCGAAGTTCTCGGCCGGGTTGAAGACCTTCCAGCCCGCCTGTGCCAGCCGCTCGGCGGCGGCGTGGAACGCCGCGAAATTGCAGTCGGGATAGCCGGTCATTGGCCCGGCGATGTAGATTCGTTTCGGTTCGGCCTGCGTCATGGCGCGGCCCTCCAGCTCTTGCGCGCGGGATCAGTTCAGATTGGGACGCTCGGTCGTCGGGAACGGCAGCGGTTTACCGGTTCGTTCCGCGATGCGCACGATGACTGTGCCGCCGGGCACGACCTCGGCCTTCTCGATCAACAACCACACAATCTGCGAGTCGTCGTGGAAAGCCCCGCCGTGCTGGAGGGAGTCGCCGATCGCCTTCAACGAGTTGTCGACGTCGCGTTTGCGCTTGTCCGGTGGGTAGAGCTCGACGTGCACGGCCAAGCGCCCGGGCTGCGGCGTCACGCCGCCGGCTCTGAGGATCGCGCCCACCTGCTCGCGGTAGGCGCGACCCTGACGGCTGATCAGCATCCGGCCGCGCCACATGCGCCAGTAGTGGTTCACGCTCGGCGGCCAGGGGAGCGTCAGTGTCATGCCGCCTCCCGATCGGATGGGATATCGGCGACGGTCTCAGCTTCTCTCTCCTGCTCTTCACGCCACTTGAGGAAGTCGTCCAACTCCTCCTCGGCCTCCTCGCGGCTGTCGAACTCGCACCTGCAGTGCGGGTCCTTCGTCCAGATGAGACCCTCGAACGACTCATCGCTCATCCAGTGATCGAAGTTCGGATCGTGGATGCAGTAGAAGGTGCGCACCACGGCCCCGTCGCACGTCTCGACGAGCTCCACGACGCGTTCTTTGCAGGGCATATCAGCGCTGGTCATGACGCTCGCCTCCTCAGCGCTTCCACGGCGGCGCGCCGCTGTTGCCAGCCGGCGCCGGCGCTCGCGCTCCGGCGTTGTCCTTCTTGGCGTAGCCCTTGATCACGTTGCCCATCTCGCCCGTGTCGGCGCGCTTCTTCTGCCCGACCGTGATGACCAGCGGGACGTTGTGCAGCTCGACGCTGTCTTTGGGCGCCGGAACACCGACCGCGCGGCAGATGGCCGAGAGCTCGGCCCGCGCGATCTTCACCGTCGTGGCGTTCGGGTTGTCGAGGTTGAGGCGCGACCAGATCAGGCGGCCCTTGTATTCGCCTTCGATGACTTGGAACGTGAACTGGACGTACTGGCCGCCGCCCGACTTGGTGGGCTTCTCCTCGCTCTCGGTGATGATGGCCAGGTACTTGCCGGCCGGGATGGCCTCGAATGCGAAGTTGGGATCGACCTCGTTGGCGTTGAATCCGTTCAGCGTGGGCACGCTCATTCTCCTTGTTCAGCGGGTGTCTCAGTCATGACCAGAGGGTTCTCGCCGCGCGCGAACGCGGCGTAGATGCGATGGTCGAGCGGGAACTCGTCGGGCAGGCCCAGGCGGTTCTTGGCGACGTGCGCCGGGCGCTCGGTCGTGCGGATGATGCGCTCGCCCGTGCCGATGCCGTGCACGCGCTTGCGGTCGAAGCCCTCGTTGGTGGTCTTCGTGTGGATGCGGTACGTGGCGAACAGAACCTCGTCGCACCACTCCTGGACGAGCGCGGAGGCCAGCTTCTGGAGCCGCGGGCTGTAGCGGCCGTACGTGTCGGTCTCCGGATTGGCGAAACGCTCGATCTGGGCGTGGGCGATCAGGACGACATTCATCCGGCGCTCGTTACGCAGCGCATCGAGTCCGGCCAGGACTTCGCGCCAGTTCGTCAGCGCGAAGACGTAGCCCTTGCCGTAACCGATGTCCTCGATGCTCTCGACGCCGCGCTTCTGGCAGACGTCGGCCCAGATCAGCCGCTCGAGCCAGTCGAGCGAGTCGACGACGACGGTGCGGTACTCGTGCGGCTCGGTGTAGAGCTCGCCCAGCGCCGCGATCACGTCGGCGTACTTGCAGGCGACAGGGAAGCGTTCGCACTCGATGTTGCCGAGGCCGTCTTCGGTCTGCACGAAGACGGGTATTTCGGCCATCGAGCCGAACGTGCTTTTGCCGACGCCGTGCACGCCGTACATCAGCGTGCGGCGCGGCGCGACGGTTCTCCCGCGTTGGATCTGTTCAAGCAGTTTCACGGATCGTTCTCCTTCGTCGTTGGATCACTTCGCCCGCTGTGCGTCCGGGTCCGGGGCCGGGGCGGTCCCGCCGAGCCCTCCGTGGTCGGGACACTTCGTCCGTCCGGCCCCGGGCCCGGATTCACAGCCGATCGACCAGCCGCAGCGACTCGTAGCGCGTAAACCAGTCGCCGTTCTCGCGGCAGCGCCGCAGGTCAGTCATCGCTTTCTCGTTCTCGCGCTGAGCCTGGTCCAGCACTGCGGGCGCGACCTGCCACACGCCGCAGCGGAACGGCTCGCGCTTCTCGACCGCGACGATGTGGACTGGCAGGATGTGGCCGGCGGCGGCGGCGACGAGCGCTCGGTAGAACGCGACCTGGTGCAGGTAGCCAAACGCGCGCATCGCCATCTCGAACGAGTCGAGTTCGTCGGCGGTCTTCAGGTCGACGATTCCGCGGCCATCGATCGGGTTGATCCAATCGATGCGCGCCTGGCAGCGGTGCCCGGCGTACTCGCCGCGTAGGACGCCTTCGGCGACTCCTTCGGTCAGCAGTTCGCGGGCGAAGAGGTGCCCGCGAACTGCGGCCGCGATTTGCTCGACCAATGATGCCTGTGCGTCGCTGAGCACGGGCTTGCTCTGCTGCGCGGTCCACTCGGCGAATGCCTTTGTCTGCGAGCCGAACGGCTGGCCGGTCTTCGGGTTGATCGGGCCGCCGATCGCGAACTCGCGCTGGTAGCGCTCGCGACCTTCCAGGATTAGCGTGTGCGCCGCGCGGCCGATCAGGTACGCGGCGGTATCGCGCTCGGGCACCAGGCCCAGTTCCTTCTTACGGTAGAGCAACGGACAGCGACGAAACTCGTTCAGCGCGTGAGCCGACAGGAAGTCCCGCCCCTTGGCGTGATAAACGTCCGCGGGTTCGCGAATCAGGAACGACAGGTCGCGCAGGGTTCTCACGAGGGCTCCATTCCTGCGATTGAGAAGAGGGACGCGCCGGCACGTCCGGCTCTCCAATCGCATCCCGTGCTCCTTCACTACCTACCGCCGCGCGGACGAAGGTGTCCGCGCGGCGGTGCAGAACGACGCTTACAGGTAGTGATCGAGGCCGGCCTTGATGAAGGCCGCCCGAATGGCGGCGATGTGCTTGTAGATCACCGAGCGCGCCATGCCCGTCTCGCGGGCGATTTCAGTCGGCGTCTTCGTCCGCAACATCGCGCACAGGTCCCGCTGCTGGGGCGGCAGCGATGCCATCACGCTGGCGATGTCCATCTCCAGGTCACGCTGCTCGTGGTCGCTGCGCTCACAGATGCCGAGATGAGCGCGCCTTCGGGATGCGTCGACGGTGGTGTCCCGTCGTACCCAGTTCCCGGTCTCGTCGCGCACCCAGTCGTCCAGCGACTCCTTCGTGCAGCCGTTGCCTCGACTGGCGGCCTCGTGGCTCTTGAGCAGGTCGCCAATCCGGTTGTTGATGACCCGGCAGATGAACGTTTTCACCCCCGCGCGATCACCGTTGAACCTGGGCAGGCTTCGGAGCACGTCCTCGATCAGGTCCTGCTGCACATCCTCGACCTCGCCGAGGCTCGGAACCTTGTTGACGACCTGCCGAGCCTTGAACTCAGCCCGCTTCATCACGTACTCGATCAGTTCTTGGGGATACATTCGCGATCTCCCTTGGCCGGGGAGGTCGCGCGGGTGTCGACGGGAGGGCCGCGGGGCACGGGCAAACGAAAAGGCGTTGCGAGTTCGCGGTTCACCGCGACACCCGCAACGCCTCCGCTCAGCGGCCGGTTGGTTGCCTGATGTCCTGGGTTTGTGCCCTGTGCCCTTACGCTGCCTGTTGATCTTCCAGAAGGTCGATGGACGAGCCCGGCAGCCCGTGCGCGATCTTCACACACACGTGCGTGCCGTCGGGCAGCTCTTTCAGCCGCTCGAGCAGCGCGATGTGCTCGCGCCTCAATTCGAAGTCGTCACTGGCGACTTCGCGCCGGGGACCGTTGATGCCGGCGGCCATCTTGAGTGTGCGCACCCTGGAGTGGGGTCGCCCCAGATCGGGCTCCCCGCGGCGCACGTGGAACGTAACGCTGCCGAAGTTGATGTGCTGGCAATGCTCGACCAGCCAGCGATTCGGCGCTGACAACTCTGCTTTGGTCAT